AACTCCAAAGTAGGCCATGTTATGCCCACGCAGGTCTTAAGTAAGCAAGCATTGCTTGACGTCTTGCGTTAATTTCTCCAGGTTGATCTGCAACAGTGTTTGCTTTTCCGTCATTTACTAGATGTGGGGCAGGAGTTAATTGTGTTTGTGGCGCACTTCGTGGCATCATGTAGGTAACAGCACCGTTTATGTTTACTAATTTTGCTTTCATTTGACGTTCAATGCCTGTCATTGGGTGTATCTGTTCTGGCCAGTAGTACATAGATGGCTCAATACGCTCACCTTTATGTACTCCTCTTTGATAAGCCTTTTGATTTACACGGTTCTTTACTGAGTCTAATAGTCTGTCATCTCTTCGAGATCGCATTGTTCCCAGATAACCATCTGGATATTCTGCTGATGGAATACGCCCAACACCCATGCGAGATGAATCCATTGCATCACGGGCTATAGGTGTTCCTGCACCACCCTGATTGTTATAACCATAAAGTCCACCGCCACCAAGTGATTGCCAGTTCTGTGATGCGGAAAAATTATTTACTCCACCAGCCATCACACACCTCTATTTCGGCGATTTTTTGCAATGGTTGCATATACTTCATTTACTGAAATCTTTTTACCTTTGTATGTAGAACCTCTACTTATTTGTGCTTGTTCTGCAAATTCTTGAGCCTTTGGTTTTGGCTCCATTCTTTCGTATTCTGCAGTTCTGTGTGCACTTGCTACAAATTCTGGGTTAGATTCAACACCAGGAACTTTACGACCAAAATAAACGTTTCCACCCTGTGGGCGTCGTACATCTGTGCCACCTAAATCATACCCAGCAATTTGTTTTTGTTTTACGCCAGCCGTACGTGCTGCTGGAAGTGTTGTGTGTTTTTCACTGATGTCTGAAAATATTTTATCTCCAGATTTCCACGCACCTTGATAAACATCGCCTTTTGCTTTATTAGCGTGTTCTTCTTTAAAACTTTTTGCTTGTTCTGCAGTGTATGGTGCGTTAGTTATCTTTTCAGCACCAGGAATTGAAACCATAACTCCAGGACCTTTAGGAGATTCACCAGTCTTAAAACTTCTGCTGGCTCCACCTTCGTTGGCTAAATTAGCAAATTGTTCATTACTAAGCATTTGGGTTTCTACCACCAGAGTTAGGTGTAACTGATGTATTTGTAGAAGTATCATCCCAATTAAATGTTGTGCCAGCGGTTTTTTTAGATAATGATAAAGGTCTACCGCCACCAAGACTTCTATTTTTCCATGCAGTTGCTTGAGCAGCAGATCCTGCTGTAGAAGAACTAAATGATAACGGCGTGTCTACATCTGGTGTTTGTGGCACCATTGAATTACTACCGCCGAATTGTGAATTCGACAATGGCATTTTAGTAGGCGTCGCCCATTCCACCTTGGAAGTTAGGATTTTGACGTCCTGAAACCGAAGGAATGGTTCTTGCGTTAGTCATTGTTGATCCTGAACAAGGGTCAATACAAGGCATTGTTGTAGTAATTCTATGTGCAGCACCTTTGCGCTCAGACGCTGCGGCATCTGCTACAAGTACATTCTTTCTATTTGCTTTTGTACCATACATCGGTTCTGCTGCTTGAGTGTTCTTCTTTGGCATCAATGTACCAACAGAAGGTGTACCACTTACATTAGTAAATGTTGCATTTGCACCAGATGGGGTGTATTGATCTGGGCTCATATCTTTTTTCATTTTAGTACCTGCTGACTCTAGATGGTTTGAAGGTGCGCCCATGCGACGTCGCATTGCGTGACCCATATCTGTCCAATTTGCCATGGTGACTCCTTAGTGTATGTCTAAGGATAGAACTAAATTAACTTGCTGTAATGGCGAATACAATGGCGGAAATTTCTCCGTCACGGGATTCAATAGTGGTAAATCCTGGTTTGCAGGTTAAATCTAAACCTCTAGGGGCTACATAGCCACGAGATATAGCAATTGCTTTTACTGCTTGGTTTACTGCCCCTGCACCTACAGCACGTAACTTTACTTCGTGCTTTTCGTAAATAGCATGAGCAATTGCTGATGCAACGCTTTGAGGATTTGAACTTGCACTAACTCTTAAAAACGGTTCGTCATTAGAAACAGGGATTTCAGGTGAAGTTGTCATGTCTAGTAGTCCTTTGGGTCGAATTTATGTACCGCTCCTAGAACATAGGGTAAGGCTAAAGTCTTGGGGCGTCTCTGTATTTAGGATCTTTCATTTGTTCGGCAACTGCCTTCTCGACCTCATTATAGAAGTTTTTTCCTAAGAGCCTTGCAAGAGCGTAAGAATCTGCGGCATTGTCGTCATTAAATTCTATGCCCCATCTTTTGTATATTTGTAGCAACATCTCTTGTTTTTTTGCATTACCTTTTCCTGCAGCAAACTTTTTTAAAGTCATCGGTGGAACTTTTAAGGGAAATTTTCGAAAATCACCCTCTTCAAAATAATCAAAAATAGTTAGTCTAACGGTGGCTGACAACTCTCCCAATACAAGGGCTGCATGGCTAGCAAGAACGGTGCCCTCCATTGCTATGTCTAAAATTGTATTGTTATTTTCTTCAAGGTAATCTAAATGGTCTACTAACCATTGTCTAATATCAGCAAGTCTTTCAATTCCAAAATAAGGAGATTTATAAACCCATGTAATATATTTTGTTGGATCATCAAATTGAAGTGCGGTTAATGCAAAGCCAGTAAGTGATTGATCTATTCCTATTGTTACGTTGCAGTCTTTAGGTAAATTACCATCAATCGCTTTGGTTGGCACGGCGTTCTCTTTCATCTATGACCATTTGCACAGTCCCTAGATAACCCGCCCCGTCAACTAGGTTGTCTCTCTTTTGTTGGTGAACTTCACGGCAAATTTTTACCCAAGCCATTGCTAATCCAACCTGCTCTTCTGTTACATCTGTACCAAAAATTACTTCCCAACCTTTAGCAATACGATTAAAATTATCTAATGGATGATCATAAGATTTGTTACGATCTCCTGTAATTAATCTTTGAGCCTCTTCAAGTATTGTTTCTTTATCCAAGTTCAAAGTATGCTCCTTTTATTAAATAGTTACTTGCTGGTTTTGTTAAAGATAGTAAGTAATCATACGTCTCTTTAAATGAATCACGTTTGTTTAGTAACCACCAAGCAGAAAGTGCTGCAGTTGAGTTAGATGTTCCAATAGTTGTTTTAGTAGAATTATCTAACATGCGAGAAGTGTAGTTGTCTGGAATATAGATGTCTACTTTTCCTTTTGCGTTACTGTATGTTTGAATAACTCCCCCAGAGGTAACTGCTCCAACAGAGACTACCTCTTTCCAGCATGCTGGAGTAAATACTGGTTTTTTATTGCCATCATTTCCAGCAGCAGCGATTACAGGAACATTTACTTTCTTTAAAAGACTTACTTGTTTTTTAAATACAGTTGAAACATCGCAGGTTTTAAATGTATTACCTTGAGAAAGGCTCACAACAGAAATGTTGTACTTCTTTTGATTCTTTGTTATCCAAACCAATGCATTATCAATATCATCTGTGTAATAATCTGCGGGGTTTCCTTTTGGATCTATACCAACAATTCTAATTAAAATAATTTTTGCTTTAGGATTAACTTGAGTAATTATAGAAAGCATTCGAGTGCCGTGACCTAAAACTTTGTTATTGGAAACGGGGATATTGGTAGCCCCTTTACCTTCCATAAATTTTTTGCCATTTGGACAAGTAAATTCAGAAACAATACAAACCTCATGTACAACATTGTCTTTAAATAACTCTGTATTTGTTCCAGAATCTATAACTGCTATAGATTCTAAATAATCTGCCTGTACTGGTACTACCTGTAAGCCAAGTAGTACCAGCGCAAGGACTAGAAGTTTTTTAATTCTTTACCCAACCTCTAAGCAAATTAATTAATTTGTTTAAGTTGGCTCGTAACATAGTCAACTCTTCAGCAATAGAGGCCCTGATTTGATCAACAGTTTGCGGTGTAACAAACGAAGCACTTTCGCTAATTACAGAATTTCCAATAGTCTTAGTTGCAGAAATAGTTGCAGCGGTGTTTGAATCAACTATTGGTGTAACCTCTGTATTTGGACCAAAAGAAACAGCCGTTGAGGCTATTGTTGCAGTAAGAGTTTGTTCTTCAACAACCTCTACTCTTACAACGGGGGAAGGGACAGCCTCTGTGCCTTGAGTAAAAACTTGTTTTTCTGAATCGTATTTTACAGGATTTTCAGGAGTTCCCATATTTCCACCCTGACTTAATCCAGTTACTGGATTTGGTGCTCGTTGTAATACAATTGAGCAGCCAGGACAAGGTGTGTCACTAGGCATTACTCCACCCCAAGACCCACCTGGACCACAAACTGATGCAGTGCAAACAATGATGTTTGTAACTACGCCAGATGAGTTAACTACGGCGTAAGTTCCTGTAGGTTCACTTGCTTTTGCAGACGTTACAGTAAAACTTGTTAATACAAGTGTTATTAGTAATATGTTAGTTATTTTTTTCATGTTATGAATGTATCCCTCCGTCCCATTCGGGACTCGTTTGTTCTCCGTGTTATTTCCCTCGAAACTAAAGTGATGTCCCGTTCTTGATTTGAGAGCATCATCTCTAAGATCTTGCGATAAGCATACCGTTCCTCATAGGTATCTCCTAATTGGATAATCTCTGGATCGGTAGCAATCTGAGCCTTGGCTAAACTTACGGTTGAGCCTTTTGAGGCTGCTCCCATCTTGAGTATGAGCAGTTTGTTCTCAGCCATGTCTAAGGCTCTCTGAGCCTCACGCTCACTAAGTTGAGCCTGAACTAACTGCGAAGCAAAGTAATCGGCCCAACCAGTAAGAGTAGTAAACATTATGGCTAAGTCTTCACTGCTCAACTCTGTAATGTCAGGTGGTAATACTGCTTGTTCGTACTGTGGCTTTGGTAGGGCAAGACCCCTCTTCATTAATACTTCTATCTCACTCATTACTTTCCAATCAAAGAACAATACTTACAGCCAGCAGGATCGACATTACAGGCAGGTGAAACACCTGCGTCAACTGCATTTATAACTTTTTGTGCAGCGTTAAAGATTCTTTCTACTACGTAATAGTCAGACTTAATTGTGAACTCTTTATAATCTTGGTCTGCTTTTAATTCATAAATAAAAACAATTTCATTAGGAGCATCATCGCCAAATTGTCTTTTGGCTAACTCTAAGTACATCTGTCCTTGAAGTAAGTGAGTTCTAAATGGACGGCGAATGTTTTTCCAAGCCTTTGTTAGGTCACCATCTGCATCGTAAAGTAACTCTGGCGCTTCAAACCTAAGTGTTCCTGCCCCAATAGATTTAATTTCAATTAAACAATCATCTCCAATACCTTTGACCCAGCCATCTGCATGACCATGAATACGAAGAGGTTCATAAACTAGGGGAACTTCTTTGTACTCAAAGACTGAGGGGCCATTATTTACCTCAGAACTAACTCCCCACTCAGATCTATCATCTGTTTCACAGTACCAGTTTCCATACAAGACACCCATATCTGCTAGTCGGTTCTGCCATTTAGCATG